AAAGTTCCAGTCACCTCCGTCATTCACATAGTCATCGAAGTATTCCTCTAGTCGAGAGTTCTTACTAATGAGTTGTGACCGATAGTCGTCTTTGATTCCATAGGTGAATTTCTCACCCGTTGGAAGCTCAAATACCAAACCATCAAAGTCTTTTACCTCAGCAGTCATTGTTCTCACCCAGTCTTCAGTAATAGGAGATTGCACTTCCGTGTCTCCGTTCTCATCAACAGGAAGCTGATAAGCGTCCCTGAGTTCGGAGATAGACTTCCGTGCGGATTCCGCATCCATCTTGAGTTGAAGTTTCGCTAGGTTGACATCGCCCTCTTCAAAACGGTCGGCATCCAGTTTGTATTTACTGGCCATCAACAAAGACACCTCATCTGTTGTGAGATTGCCGTGTTCAATAACCATCTGGTTTCGTACAGCTGTAAGGTCATCCATTTCGGATGGGTTCAACTGCTGATACTTATACCAGTCTTCTGGACTACGACCCGTCTTGCGGACGAAATCATTGATAGCGGAAACGCGCTCGTCGATTTCAACGGGTTTATTTGAAATCACGTCGGACAAGTAGTCGTAACCAGAGACCTCTGTCCCAAGCTTTTCGCTTAGATACTTGAGGACTTCGGAATCGACATCCAAGCCTTCGAATGATTCAGATTCTTTTACAGCTTCCTGAAGAGACTCTGAAGGTTGAGCTTCAGGCTCTGCAACAGGTTGCGTATTTTCAGTAGCAGCTGGTTCAGCCACGACTTCATTTTGGACAGGCTCCACTGGAGCATCTGCCACGGTTTCTTCCACAGCATTTTGTGTAGGTTCTTGTACTGGCGGTGTGTCGCTAATTGCAAACCCAGCCTCCGCCATTGCGGTTTCTAAATCTTTACTCATATTGAATTATTTGTAAGTTTTCTTTTGGCTTTTTGGTGGTGTCTTACTGTGACCACCCTTGCTCCAAAGGAATCGGTTTGCCCAGTATGCAGCACTACCTTTCCTCTTAATGTTTTTTGCGTGTCTGCTTCTGAATGCAGCTCTAGCTTTTGAGCTGTAGTTATTGCCCATGCTCTGGTCGCCAAACCTAACAAGCACACCGCTCTCTTGACCGGGGCCAAGTGTACTAACCACAGCTGCTTTTTTTGTTGCATGCCCTTTAGTCAACTTTGGTTTGTTGACTCCCTTAAAACCTAGCTTCTTGGCTTTGTCTGCGGCACTGGACATTCAGCAAAGATAATAAAAAGAAGAGGTGGGATTTTTAGGGCATTAAAGACGTTATCATCTCCTTGTCTGACTCTGATAGAACACCCTGTTGGTCGTGACTAATCTGCATAGCTATAGCAACAGCATCACAATACTCTTCACCTGTTACGTGAAGAACAAAGCACATTGCGCTAGTTGCGTCTATAGCAGCATTAATTGATTTCTTAGTGTACATCAGCCAAAGTTTAAATAGGTGTTTTCGGCGGATATTGTAAACACTCCGTAATCCGTCTCCTCTCCTGTAAACGCTCCTGTATCACTTCCCTGAAGTTTAAAATGGCTGGCATCGCATTGGGAGTGAAACTTAATCCTCGCGCTTTTAATTGTCGGAATGGTTGAATATGTTCCTCGCTCCCATTCTATTTGCCACCAATTATTTGCAGCGTTCGTACCCAAAAGCCAAGATAGGGAGCTAGAACTATCTACAGCCTTGAACGCCGCGTAAGTATTACTATACACATGACCTTGAGAGACCGCAATCCCAGTCTCTGAGGTGTTGCTAGTCATATTTGTAGTAGGATATTCCGTTCCGCCTTGACCCTGAGAAGTATAAAAACTTAAGTCAGTCATTGCTAATCTATTGTTGGAGTCTGACCCGTCTGAACTAACACCCCTAATCCGCAGGTATCTACTTTGAATAAACGAAACATCATAGGTCGCTGTCACCGCTGCGCTTTGAACATTATCCCCAAACTCCTGAGCCCTTACGCTCACGGTTCTGGTTCCTGTCGTTGTATTTGTGTCGTTAAAATTCATGGAAGCACCTACAGAGCGTTTACCAGTATCTAACGTGCGGTCTACTACTGAATCAATAACCGTAGTTGTGCCGCCCACCACCGCAGTCACAGAATAGTTTGGGTTTGTGTATGCGGTTGAATGGTTCGTCACCGTCACATTAACTGCCCCGAACGTACCGCCACTAACCGAGATAGTCGGTGTAGCTGTAGCTGTGCCGCCTCCGCTTTGCGTGACAAAAAAACCGCTGATGCTTGAAATGTCGTCTGTTGATACTCCTGAAATTTCCCCCATGATTAGCTGATTTTAATCCACTCTTGTGACGGGCTGAAGTAGATTAGTGCACTACTTGCGTTGATAACGTATCCAACAATTCTTGAGTAGTAGTTCTGAGTGGTAGGAGGTGATGCTTGGACATGGCCACTAGTAGACCCTAAGTAGAGTGGGGTTCCCTGTGCAGCATTATTCCAGCCCTGATTGCTTGACATCTTTATGATACCATTAAGCAATAACTCTTGAGCATCTGCCGCGTCAGTAGTACAAAACAACATTGTCGTTGCGCCAGCCGAGGTTGTGTGGTCAGCTGTAGTGATGGGATTGGTGCCCTGACCCTGAGAGTATCTCATAATTCGTCCAGCAGTCAGAGTCCCTGTAAATGAACCTCCTTTCTTCAATAACCTAGAGCCCGTTCCAAACAAACCAGCTGACGTAGTAGCAGCAAAACCAACATTTATTTCTTGGGCTTGAAGTGCTTTAGTGGTAACTATTCCGCTAAATGCATTACCCGAAATCTCGGAAGCTGTGAATGACCCTGCTTCGATTCTGTGACCGGTGGCGTTGTAGGTTATCTCAGAGTCAGAGGTAAGAGTATCTGAATCGCTCCAGATGGCGATGCGGTTTGAGCCACCGCTACCATCAATCGTTCCTCCTGACACCGTAGAAAATGAGAGTGTGCCAGAACCGTTGGTGGTAAGTGCCTGACCGGTAGTTCCGTCAGAGTCAGGATACACTATGGAGTTAATAGACATACCATTAGCGACGGTCTTTATGTGTACCTGACCCTGACCAACTGCAAATTCAGGTGAAACAGGAGAGCCAGTAGAGTCACTAATTTCAAACTGACCTCCGTTAGGGTCTATGGTTAAGTCGTTTCCATCGCAGTCATAAGTCCTGCTGTCGTCTGCTGTTAAGTTGGTATTGCCGAGATGTGTGTCAGATGAGGACGAAGCAGCAAAGGATAGATTGCCACTGCCGTCTGTCTGAAGTACATCTCCAGAATTACCGAGAGACGTAGGTAGCTTTAACTCATAATCTTGTGTAAGGTTAGGAGCTGAAAGACCAACCTTATAACTGCCATTATCGGTTGCCTCAAATAGTGCAATTCTACCGGGAAGACTACCAGATGAACCTTGGAATCGAGCTTCGTTAGACTTAACAACAAGAAGGTCGCCGCCCGCGTTTGTAATCCCGGTAATTAATTGCAGTACGGTGTTTGAGTTTCCAGAAACAAAATTGAGGTTACTCCCTCCGTTACTAGCTAGAGTGTAGCTTCTACCCGCATCCGACTGAGTTAGGTTTGTGGTGGCTAGATTACCGTCATCCTCAGTAAGTACTTTTTTCCAATTCGCCATGAGGTTGCATTACTTTGCAGCCTCCATAACGCTACCGGAAGGCTGCTTCTTTTGTTCTAGTTTTTGCACCCTCTCAAATTCCTTTCCAATCTTATCCAAAAGAGCACTAACAGTGTGAGAGTCAGACGCTTTGATTGTTTGATTTTCAACGGAGGTCTTCACCAAATAAAGTTCACTTAATTCTAATTTCATTGTAATCGCCTTTAATTTATTGTGACTTCAAAAAACTATGCAGCTTGTTCACTACATCTGCCAGCAAAAGTACATCCTTACCCTCGAACGTGCAAGTGTGCAACGTCTTTAAGATAAAGGTTACCTCCTGCTGAGAGAGAGGTTCATTGGGGTTAAAACCAGTAACCTCTTTCTTCCTTCCTAGTAAACCCATTAATCAAGGTATAGATAAAGTCCTTTAGTTCCTGAGCCGCCGCCAGTATTGTAAAACATAGCACCAGTAGGCATGATGGCCGAGTCAGGCTCTGCGGTTCCTTTAGTCAAAGCAGCAACACCCATTGGAGCACTACCAGCAGAGGCTGCGGCCCCGTGGTCTTTGAACTGCCATCCAGCAACACCAAGGTTGGTGTCTTTCCAAATAAAGTTAGGATGGTTTGCGGGGGTAGCCGTAACCGTGTCTACGGTAAGTCCAGCACCGTCAGCGGCTCCAACGCTGTTTGCTCCATCGGCAACCAAAATCGTCTTGTCTTCAACAGTCAGAGTCTGTACATCAATAGATGATGAGGTACCATTAACAACGAGGTCACCATAGATTGTAACAACTGAGTCACCTCCAGCGGTTGTTGGTGCTGCAATCTTCATGGTTGTCTCAACCGCGTTGGCAACCATGTTGGAGCTTCCATTAACTCCTGATGCCTTGAAGAAGATATCACCACCGATTGCCGTACCAGTACTGATACCACCAGTGAACGTAAGGTCTCCACCCGACAAGTCGGTATCACCACTGGTCGCACCATTGACACCGCTCATGGATACCATAGAGAGCAAGTTCTGGTCGAGGTTTAGAGTGATAGTGCCACTGGTCGTAATTGGACCGCCAGTATCAGTAATGTTGGCACCACCATCAACCGTAACCGAAGTTACAGTACCGTCAGCACCTGAAAGGTTATCGGTGATTCCAGTAACGAAATCGTAAATCTGGTCGCCCGTGGCTAGAGCTGTTTCGCCGTCGGCTACAGCTGCTGTGACAATACTCAGTGTCGGCGTACCCTGCGCTGCACCATCGGCAACAGTGAGCTGGTTGGTCGTTCCTGAATCAACCGCACCCGTGTATCCTTGAGCGATAACGAAATCATAAATCTGGTCACCAGTTGCAAGGGCTGCGCTGCCGTCGGCTACAGTTGCTGTCTTTGCTCGAACTGCACCAGAACCATTGGACGCTGACAGCTCGATAGTAGTACCATCAACGGTTACTTCAATCTCGTCAGCATTGGCAGTAATACCATCACCGCCAACTACGTTGAGGGTTGGGTCAACAGTGCTAGTACCACTCTGAGTCATACCATCACCTGCGGTGACCGATGTTACAGTACCAACATTCGATGTCAGTCCGTTGACAGCAGTGGCAATCGCCGCTTCAACTGCATCTTCTGACGGAACAGTGGTTGTGTTTCCATCCGTTACTGTTTGCGTGATGTCTGTTTCTAACAGAACTCTTTTCCAATCTGCCATGAGAATATGGGGTTGTAATTTTTTGCTAAGATAAGATGTTTTACGTTACTCCGAAGTAACTCCGAAGTAAAGGTTGTCGTTCTCATCAGCGTACATGCCTCCAAGAAAAGCTTCTGGCTCTGAGCCGCTTGAGAACCTCTTGAACTCTACAACGCCATCTAAGTTAACATGACCAGTCCCGTTAGGAGTAAAGGTTATGTCTCTGTTACTGCTAGATACTATAGAGTGAGCAAGAACATCTAGGTTTCCACCAAGCTCAGGCGAAGTGTCCTCAACAACATTGTCAATCCCACTACCCGAACCCACCTCTTTCCAGTTGGAGGTGTTTGTCCAATCCGAATCACCTACCGACTGGAACTTATCGTCGAGACCCGCTGTGGATTCCCTAGGTCCATCATACACATATAGCTTGTCGTCATTGCACATGTAGGCCAAATAGGGTGATGACCTATTGGCGGAAGACAACGAGTTTCTTTCAGCTACAGTATCGAATAAACCAATACCCCTAGTTTGATGAAGGGCAAGTTCAAGGAGCTTCGCAGAGTCAGATGAATGTGATAATGGTCCGTTAAACTCTGGCATCTCAAGATTCCGTATTTCTTATTAGGTAATAGCTCCCTCTCAAACCAACGTTAGCCAATGGTTCATAGAGCCTCAAGACATGAAATGGAATTTTATTGCTGGCTGTGCCAAATTGAATTTGCAAATTTAACGCTTCTTTCAGGAGCCAGAAGTCACCCGTTGTTTGTGGGGGGTTCTCTATTCTTTGCGTGTAGTTGTTACCTCCAAAGTCCTCAAAGAAATCTTGATTGACATTACCCCCTCCTGTTAAATCCTGATAACCCCCACTACCATTTGAAAAATAGTATGAAGGAACAAAGACGTAAACGTAATCTCCTGTCTGCTGAGAAGTATTTACAAGCATACTGACACTCAACTGAGACGTATTAGCGTCAAGTAAGTCACCAGTAGAAGTTATGTTTTCAGGGTAGCACGAAACACCGTTGTTGGAAGTGTCTCCATCGTACATATCCTGAAAATTTGAGTCAGTACTTGAGGTGGTTAGAGCAGTAGAGCTTAGAACCAGTTTAACAGGAACCCTATTTACTGAGTAGGAGGCAGATTCAAAGTCACACTCAGTAGAACTCAAGCTAGAGTAAGGTCTTACACTATCCCAAATCTTTACCTTGTATGTATTAGAATCGCCAATAGCGACATCGCCATCATCTATAGCAATACTAAACGTGCTGGTTCTTCCGTTAGAGTCAAGACTTTCACCAGATATGTCTACTATACTTCCAACGAGAGCATTGTTAGAATCTAAAACCGCGTAGCTATCCAGAGCTACGCCGCTCGTTTCAACCTCAACCTTAAACTTGAGATTACTTTCACCGTTGTATAGCTGACGATTGGAGTCGGTCTCGTCTGATGAAACCGTAGCTAATGCATTGGACTTTCTCTGAAGCTCAATACCGTTTGTGTTGTTGGTCTTTATTAATCTTGGTGAGATATACACGGGGTCGTAGTCTACCTCCGAGCTAAACACCTCACCCTGACCGTTATCAGGTTCCTCTGCACTTACTTTCCAAGTGATGTGCTCATTAGTTGGGTTCTCTGTAGCGAAGGCAAAGCTGTAGGTCTCACTGTGGGTGTAACTCGCTGATGCTCCAGTAACACCAGTTTGAGTGTGAATCAAACTAAACGCACCACTACCAATCTTTTTGTAAAACTTGAAAGTAATCGTAGAGCCCTGAGAGCTATTGGGGTTTGTTACAGAAGCTTGTATCTGCGCTGTAGCATTACTAATAGGCGTGTCGTTAAAGCCCACACTATTAGGTGTGACATTTATCGTAGGAGCTTGGATTTGCCCTAACTGAACAAGAGCCTCTCTAATTATGTCGATGGCAGTCTTATTACCATCACCTACTACTATCTGGTCAGTGTGAGAAAACTTTCCGAAGTTACCGCCGTCTGGTAAGAATACAGTAATTGCAGAGTCTAGGGTTTCAGTTGTTGCATCACTACCGTCGGCACCGTCGGCACCATCCGCGCCATCCGCGCCATCCGCGCCATCGGCACCGTCAGCTCCGTCCGCTCCGGGAGCACCATCGGCACCATCGGCACCCGCTGGTCCTTGTGGACCTTGCGGTCCTTGTGGACCTGTAGCACCAGCTGGACCAGCACCAATGGCACCAGCAATAGAGATGGAGTTGTCCGCTACCTGATTTAAAGTAACGACTTTAATGTCCGGGCCATCTTTAACAATAGACACCTTAATGATGTCACCGTGCTGGCTGGATACTTTTACATTTTTAGGCTGGTTTACACTTACAGGCATGGTGCTTCATTACGCGGTTATTGAAACATCTTCATTGACTTTCAGTGTGCCAAAAATTAAAGTAGTAACTGCATTGTCGATGCCCGCCTTTTGCTCCACATCATAAACGTAAAGTCCTGAAGGCATGGTCTTCATTACAGTAGCTGCCAAAGTAACATCAATGTACTTATTTGCGAAGTCATCTGAATCAGCTGTAACGGTGGCCGCAAAGTTTACGTCGGCTGCATTTTTCACATAGTCACCCGTGTCAGAATGCCTAACCTCAAAGAGGAATATGTCTCCAACTTTAAAACCAGCAGTACCGTCAGGCTTAGTCACGGTCAGCCGAAGAGAGAAAGTATCTCCCTTTCTGCAAGTCACATCGACTCTCGATGAGGTATCTAGATTAATCTTTGTTGCGTTACTCATCTCCAAAAATCTCGTTGATTACTTCTTGATTAACTCCAGCCTGCTGACCTTCAAGTTCACCCCGATTGCCTTGTCGTTGAGAGATAAGCTTTGATTGCTCAACAGCCTGTTTCTCTACTCTAGCATCCTTGCGGTCTTCTTTCAAGGTTTCAATCTTTTGTCTAAACTCTTTGTCATCAGCCTTAAACCCAAGGCTTGCCTGAGCTCTAATCATCTCAAGCTCCTTTCTCATTTGATGCAGAGCAGCAGCAACCTGAACCTCGACCTGACCTTTGAGCTGAATTTTCTGAACCTCCACCTGAGCCTCCACCTGCATTTTTTGCATCTCAGTCTGCGCGGCTACTTGGGAAGCTTGTGCATTTGCCTGAGCTTGAGCCTGCATGTTCTGTTGCTGTTGACGCTGAAGCATCTGCATGCGCTTCTTTCTCTTTACGGCAAGTAGTCTTTGAGCTTGGTCAATATCCTTAACCTGTCTGATTGCCATAGCATCTTCAAGGTCAATCTCTTTTTGCGCTAAGGTGGCTTGAACATTTTGCTCAAGGAAGATGCGGTCGTCATCAGACATTTCTTGAACGACCATAACACCAAAGTTGTACATGGGTAGATTCTCAAAACTTTGGAGTACGCCCATGCTCTTCTCACCCACGGCCTTCTCATAAACCCTATACAGAACTGAGTCCGGCGGGATAACCTGCAAGCACTTAACAATATCCTCACATACTCTACGATACAAAAACATACCCGCGTTTGTGATGTCATACAAAGCGTTGTTGCCTGCGGCAAGAGCCTGCTGTCTCACTCCAACCAAAGCATCGCCCTTCGGTGTACTCGCATCCATAACCTCGTTGATTCCTGTCGCATCACGAATCATACGCAAGTAGTGGTTGTATAGATTGATGTACTCGTTGATGTTTCGAATGTTGTTCTCTATTGAACGGATAGGAGGATTTTGAAATCCACCCTCTGGGTTCTTACTCCTGTAATAAAACACACCAGTCTGCTCGTAGATGTCTTGAATCTCCAATGGCTGCAAATCACCTCCTCTTCCAAGCTGAACATTCTCAAGTCCTTCAACGTCAACCAAGATTCCGTCCGGCTTAGCCTTAGCTACAGCTTGTTGAATCTTCAGGTGTGTGAGCTGTAATTGGTCAGCGAATCCGATAACGCTACCGACAATAGACTTGGGTCGCATGCGCCGTATGTTTGTACAAGCAACGCTGTAAGAAAGCCTAGCCTTCGTAAGGTCGTGTACATTCTTAGGCACATTCTTCTTCATGCCGTATCCGAAAATCATACTGGTCCCGACGACGTAGCATCCGCCATAGATGGTTTGGTTCTCCATCTTGTATGGCTTCCTGTCATACACAGAGCCAGCTGCCTCCTTGTACTCGCCCCCTTTAAAGTAGAAGCCAGTGTTTCCAAACTGAGACTCTTTACTCTCGTAATACACGCAATCAACAGACAAGAACTCAAAGTCCATAATGTCTATTAGGTAGTCATCGTACCCATGGGTGTAGCCCCCAGCCCCTCTGTCGTAGCTCTTTACACCGAACAAACTTTTGTCGTTGTAATTCTTCCCCATCACTCCTCTAGCAATCTCCTCATACTGACCTTCAGTAAGTTCATCGCCAGCCATTCGCTTCAACTCCTGAATGCTGATTCTTTTAATGTGACCACCGTACACAATATCAGACATGGTGGGGTCTTCTGTGTAGCTATGTAGGAATGTAGATGGGTCTACATACTTCGTGGTTATACCGTAGTTCGGGTCATTCTCTCTTTTGATGACACCCATTCCACACACCACCAAATCCTCCACAGCTCTGCGATAAACAGTTTGGTCAAAGTCATTCCAATCCAACGTGAGTGAAGTAGCTAACTGAGCAGCAATCTCCGCATTCGTTTTCATGTTTTGCTCCATGAATATCTCAGCCTCCTCCGTTGTATCCGGAAGGATGTCTGGGTCAATATTAGGTTGAAGACCCATAGCCTTTGCTTCCTTGAGAAGCTCTTTGTCCTCGATTGATGATTCGATAGCAGCGCGTGCCTCGTCCTTTTCGCCCTTACTTACGGGGTCGATAGCATCAATAGATGGGTACGGTTTTCTAGATAGAATCCTATTGACAACCACCTTAACAAACTTAGGCACGATAGGAACCGGACTCCAGTCAAGATTAAGTAGTGTCCCGTCCCCGTTATTAGGGTCGAGTGAATTTAGAATCTGCTTATAAACAGAGGTGTCTTGCGTGCCGTTTGCGTAGTCCCGATTCTTTTCAAAATCATGCAGGCGTTGCCTTAGTAAGGAACCTGAGTTGTCGCTTTTACCCCATTGGCTTTCAATAGCTTTCGCATACCTTAATCCGTAAGAACGGTCTGATTTCTCTAGCGGTGACGCAAAGGGGTCAGGGAAATTACCGTATTTGTTATTTTTGCTCCCTTGGGTCATGAAATAGTTTGTTGGACTCAAGTGCAAATATAGTGATATGCGGCAAGCCTTAGGTCAGCTTGTATCTTCTAAAGAAAACCTTATCCTCAAACTTAGGTACTGCTTTCTTTTGCTTGACTTTTTGAGCCGCTAATAGCGCAAGACCAGAGCTAATTGATAGGTCGTACTTTGTTCTCTTGTCAATCTTAAATCCAATCCAGTCTTCCAGAGTCCTATTGAAGTACATGCGACCGGGCTCACCCATCTCATTCAAACCAACATGTTTATGTATGTAGTCTTCTATCGCTGATGCGTGTGCTTGAATTACATCCTGTGAATTAGAGGGGATGCCCTTAGTCTTTACGTTAGTAGATGATGACGTTGACCTTAGGTGTTCTGGCCTGTCCATCACATATCCATCGTAGCCCCTTGCTTCAAAGTGTCTTACGATACCATACTTGTTATTCTCTATCAGTAATGGGTAACCGTAAAACACAGCAGCCATAAGTACATCCTCGTAGAAGATTTTTGCCATTGGCGGGCGGCTTGCGTACTCAGCGACAAACATGTTACTGGCGGCATCCATGTTGAACTTGTTGTAGATGTGACATGCACCTTTCGACGACCTGCTATCTACTGTAGCATCTAGGTCGTAAGAGTCAACACCACCACAACCCATATCGCTATTTGGTGGAACCCTCTTATTCCTATCCATTGACATGACACTTCTTTTGCCTTGTTCTGGCATCCATGACACATACCACCTTCCTTGGTGGTTTGGTAGGAAAACAACCTCAGTATCAGGCACCCCGCCTTTCCATTGAAAGTTTCCCCTTACTACCGGGTTTGGATATAGCGATTCGTTATGTTCTACCTGCTCGTAAATCTTTCCAATGTTAAACAAGCTACCCTCCACGCTATCCCTGAAGGCTTCATCTGGAGTAAATGGAAACTGCCTAATGGTTTCGTTCAGCTCCTTAGCGTCGTTCTTCAGAGCATCTCTTTCGTTCTTGAGGAATGTCTTAGAACCAAAGGTCATAAAGTCTCCATCGAGTGTTTTAATCTCGGAGCTTGGGTCTTCGACAATGGGATTACCATGCATATCAAAAAACCCCTCTAACGATTCGTATGCCGGAATAAAGAGCCTGTAAAGTCCAGAGGCAGTTCTGCCATTGGCATTCCTCTTCGCGGGGTCTGAGTCTTTCCAAATCTGCTTGTACTGGGAACCGCCTTTATCCATAGGGTTTACGGTGCTACCAACAAGTGCCTTGCCTACAATACGACGACCAACAATAAGACAAGTCCTTTCAATGCGCCAAGCTTCGCGGATGTCAGAAGGTTTTTCCCATTTGCCCGCCTCATCCATATACAGCATGTGAAGCTTCTCACCATCGTAAGCATTGTTGGTAGTGTTCTTCCAGTTAAGCACTGTATTGAGCGCGTCACCAACATACGATGTTTTATTGTTCTTGGTTATCCTTTTAGATGGCTCGCGGAACGCAAGCTCCATGCGCGGGTTTGTGGTGCCGTCTTGAATGGGCTTGAAGAAAAATGGGTAGTGCCGAAACATCGACACCACTTTTTTCATGAAGATGTTTTCCTGAGCGTCCTTACCAGTCTTCGACTGTATGCCAAGAAGCTTGTCTTTAACTTGAGTAGCCTCGTCAAGAAGAACAGAAGAGCAGATATTAGTGTAACCAGAGCGGCGACACTTAGTGTAAAGCTGGCCAATACAGCGCGGGTCAGCTTCGCACGCAGCCATGTGAAGGAAGATATCTCTTTGGAATCCCAGATATGAGGGGTAGCCAATGTCAATCTTCGTCCACTGGAGGAGCATGTAGTGCCGCCCCGTGATAAACGTAGGCTCACCCTTATTGTAAAACCAAAAACCTTCCCTACGCCTTCTAAACTCTTCCTCGATAAATGGACGAAACTTTTCTCGAAACTCTTTGGGCGTTTCGGCCCACTCATCCATGCTTCGAATACGGGACAGTTCTGCTGGCATAGGTAGCCTTTCCCACATCTGCATACTTGCCTCCAGACCTTCTCCTTTGATTCCTTTTGATGGGGCTTCAGGAAGACCAATGAGAATCCCACCAAGCTCCACGATATCTCCGAGCGTACCGTTGGGACAAATCTTAACAATCGGTTCTTCATAATCATCTATTTTAAATAGGACGTCCATTACATCACCTGACCCCAGTGGTTAGACTTAAAGCTAGGCATGCCTGACTTAGGCTCCTTTAATTCCATGTAACTCCCACACTTATCGCACATGACATCATGACGAGCCTTCCCCTCTATAATCCTAATCGAGGTATTGGTTGCTTCTTGTTCGTGGCTACAATCGCTACAGATAAACTTTGCCATATCTATTTACTAAATTTTTCAGCAAATCCGCCAGAGTAATCCTTTTCTTGCTCAATGCTTCCGTTTGACTTCAGGTCTTTTACCATTTGCTCAAGCCGCTGTCTTTCAACCAGCAACTCCTTGCAATCAATAGCTGTTTGTTTGATAGACTGTAGTTCGGCTTTACGCGCAGAGCCACCAGCCTCGGGGTCAACAGGACGCTTTACCTCATCAATCATATTGTCTATAGCCATCTCCATAGACTTCATTAGCCTTTGAGCGGCACCAATGGTTGTGAATTTACTTGACGACATAGAGGATATCATCATCTGTCATACGATACACAATACTATCGTCATCCAGTGTCATTTTGTAATCACGGTCTGGCAAGAAGCCAACTACGTCTCCTTTCTTTACACCTTGTTCGAGCATCCGTTTCGATGGGGTAACGACCCTAGCCTCTGCCTCTTTTTTCTCTTCATGAGAAACTATGATTACACCACCCTCGGTAACCTCCTCTTCGTTAGAGGATTCTACAGGCTCAAGAAAAACCCAGTCGGCGAGCATGCGCAACTCACCATCTGAATTTCTATACGCAATAGCATGACTACCTCTAGGGTTTGAGTAATTCAACACAGCCATGTACACACCATCATCTATCCGTAGATTGTCACTGATAGTTACATGATGGTGAAAGAACAGGGTGTCTCCTTTCTTTACTCCGGTCTCAAAAGAATTAGGGGCGGATAGGACTTTCCCATGACAAACACGATGCTCAAATTCATTGAACCTTGTGTCGATGTAAAGCTCTTTGCCTCCTACCGTTATAGTGCCTGTAGTTTTTTCGGGCACCTCAACGAAGAAGTGTCTTAATGATTTCATTCAAAATTACAATCGTACTCAATTAAAATAGGTTGGTTCTCAACCGTCTTCCAAATATACGTTGAATCTTTGTCCTCTAGATAAACATGGTACCTTCTTACGTTGTACCTGTATAGTGCTGCATCGTCTTCCTTGATTGCGCAAACCTTAGCTTGCCCCGCTTTCATCCCGACATAATACGCCATTGCGTCCTTGGGGTTTGGCCCAACGACAATCTTTCTAATAAGTTGCATGATTTTAGTTTAGGTAGAAACCCATAAAGCCGTCGTCGTCTTCATCCTCTTCAGCACCTTGAAACGCTTGAAACTGAAGTGTCATGAACTCCTCGAACTCTCCTGAATCTCTACAGTTGTTTCCGTAAGTTAAGCTCCAACGGTTTTCCTCCTCGCCTTCTTCTTCAAGAAACCCAAAGGCAGCCGTGTAAACTAAATCCCCGGAGTGATTGTACTTCTTGGTAATCTCCTCTATTGTCTCCATCACACCTGCGATTTCAGAGAACATTGCTTTCTTTAGAATATCGTCCATAGTATTAAGTGGTTGAGAAGACATCACAGCTAGTCGCGGCACCAGTTGTTGTGAGGTTAGCATTTACAAGCCAGAACTCTGTATCAACAGCGATACACTCAATAACATCCCCAGCTTTTCCTCCACTGCTTGCGCTGGTTGCCGCAAGAGTAATTGTGTTGTTTGAGCCAGACTTGACATTATTTTGAATCGCCCTAGAGCTACCATCGCTTTTGTCAAGAGTGACCTTCCCGAAGAACTTGTCACCACTAGCGGACTTGATTGTCATGGCGGTAGACTTCTCTGTTGAGACAACGAACTTTAAATTATCACCAGCAGCACTGATTGAAGGCAGGCTAATAGTACCACCGTTAATTGAGTTAACATCCAAGAGGTAAACCACACTGCCGTCACTGGCCTGAACGCCTGCGGTGGTCGTAAGGGTAGACATGGTGGGAACGGCGGAATCCGCAGCAATGGTAATCGTGTCTGTTGCTGAATTTCTAGAAAGAGTAATTCCACCTCCTGAATTGAACGTCACAGTCTTGCTTGACCCAGTGGACTGGGCTACAGTAATCTGTGGACTGGCAGTTCCTGATGTACTAGTCGTTACGGTTGAAGCTGAAGGGAATGCCCTCTTCTTGATAGTACCATCACTAGCAATAATCAAGACATCTGTTTCGGTTCCGGTAGCTAAGCTAGTTGGCCCACTGCCAATCTTCAGTCCAGCAACTTTTACTTCCGTAGTAGAAAGTGAGAGTGCGGAAGAGTTTCCGCTCCCGTCTTCAATTACCTTTAGACTGGATGTAAGGTTCGCGGCATCTGTTGTTTTCAGAAGGCCTTGATACGTTGACTTAATCCTATTTCCACTAAGTGTTCCCATGCTATTAACTTTACAGCAAATATACTACTAATGAGTAGACACCATCCGTCACGCAGAAGGCGTGAATTTAGCAAATTGAATAAACGATATGTAAAGCGTAACGACCTCAAGAAACTATCGTTAGTACTAAGAGATGTAAAGCTTAACTTCGATATAGGGCTGGCCGAAGTCGAGGCACTTTTGTTCTGTTACGACTACGAGTTTTTCACCATCAACCATCTCTCGAAGGCCATGGGCAAAAGCAGGAAGAAGCTGTATGAAAGGACCGTGTTGCCCTTGAAGCAAAAAGGGTACATAGAAGTAATACATCATGGCAAGGAGATTGATTCTTACATCAATGCCTTATTCCATGAGAAATCAGGTAACGAGCACAGACTCGGTTTGTCTCAATCGGGGCGGATGCTTGTGCAACGAATATACAGGAAGCTGGAGGGCGGAGAGCCTATTAATCTTCAGACCTCTTGAGGGATGAATCTGAATACTCTGACTCGAACCTTTCGTTGTAACCTAGAATCTTAGAGACGTAATCTCTAGTCTCAAGAGGAAGTCTTTCCAACCAGTCTAATGAGTCGTAGATGTCTACCCCATCTTCTCTCGCTTTGTTCAAAGTACGGACCACAGCCGTAGGTCCAAAGTTGTATGCAGCGAGAGCCTTTGCAATCTTGACTTCCTCGCTACCCTTATTCCAGCTCCTGTCCAAAAGGGATTCCATGTATGCACGTTGAGCCAACCTCGAATCATCCGGGTTGAACGCATCGAAACCTTCGGGAATCATTCCCTTCTCCTTCATGTAGCTTTCGGTGCCCGGCATAATCTGAGCTAGTCCACGAGCTCCCGCAGGTGACTCAGCTAAAGGGTTAAACCTAGACTCCTTAAAGATTTGTCTTTCAAGAATGTCATTAAAACTCTTAGCACCAGACGGTGGCCAATCAACTGAACCGCCCTCTCTCATGCTTACTCTGGCTACCCTTTGAAATTTTTTTTCTCGTTTTACAAGCATGGGCACAATATACGGAATCTAATAGCGTTAAGGATGTAGACAAACCCCCAAACACAATGTCATGAAGAACATCATTTTCATCCTAGCCATCGCATTGGCAACCGTGAGCAACGCTCAATCCCTTAATAGTATCCTCGACGGTGTGTACGCACCAACAGAGAAGAACGCACTTAGCACACCCCTACTACTAAGTATGAAACCACAGAACGGAATACCGCACGAGGTTCTCGTAATCCGGGTCGTGGGCATGAATCCAGACTCAATCTTTGGAGACGTACTAGACCCGAACTTGGGTACCTCGCTGGAAACGTACACCGTATTCCACGGAGCAGACGTATTAGCCTTACCTCTTTTTGAGAAAGGTATCTACACCATCCTTTGCTTAGACGAGGATGGAAACAACGTAGGAGAGGGAGTACATATCGTCGTGAACGAAAACTTCATTCAGGGAGTCATAGATACAGGATACGCAGAAAAAAGAAGCAGCCTAATCGTATCGACTAGACCGCTTCGTATTGGTCGGGATAGAACCGAGTTCGTTTCCTTCAACTGATTACATTCCACCTCGAAGACCGGGAACGAGCTTAGGGAGGTCTCTTTCCCTATCGTACTTAACGGGGGCGATGTTGAGTTTAGCTCTGAGGCCGTCCATGTCTTCGGCACCAAACTCTTCGAACAACGATTTGGTGTAAGAGCCTTGTTTCATCTCAGGGAAAGTGACACCTTTGTCACCGGCCTCCACAGCGATACCAGCCATACGATATGCCTGCATCATGTTCTCCGCGTCAGGGAAGATTTCCATGAGGTCTCCCGGATTGATTTGCTTTACTCCATCTTCTGTTCTCATGAAGACTGCTGCAATCTGTTTACCCGATGGGTCGTCACCGCGATTGTCAAACCCAGAAGCTACGAAAAACTTTCTAGGTGGGTCTCCCACTTCTCCGCCTTCGTCGTACTGCTTGACGAGACCACCGCTCATCATCTCGTACATCTTACCGCCACCACCCATCTCGACCTTGGTGCCGTGAGCAGCCCTATTCATCTTCATGCCGTACATGGCTTTCTTGAGGTCATTACCTCCCTTGCCGTCGGCTGCAAAAAACGGGACGCTCTTGCCCCCAACTTTAACCATTTTCATATCGCAAATATAACTGTTGTTTATCTTCTCAAATCTGTATCGTGCTTCTTAGAGCCACGGATGTAACTGTTGACTCTACCCATAGCCCATGCAGCCATGGATGCTCCTCGACGAGAGCCAGACGAAAGCCAAGCACCTTGACCCCTTCTGTAAACTTTCTTTAAGGTTCCGAAAGAAATTCCGGAACTCTTGGCTTTCTTTTGTAGTGTTGTTATTGTAGAGCTACTCAAGGGTTTGGCTTTTACTTTAGCCCCCTTCTTAGCCTCTACCCTCTTCTTGAATAGGGATAGCTTAATGCGCTTGCCAGACTTGTAGTCCTCCGACATCTTCTTCTTGTTGTCGGCATCCTCCTCTACAGTGGCCTTGATTTCTTTACCCTGTCCGGGGTCGGTGTATCTAGTCGGGAGTCCGAGTCTATACGGTTGTTTCCTCTTACTTGCCATGGTCAGCCACTTTAAACGATGCCTTCTCTACAGCTCCGGGATGCGGTTTGTACTCACCTTTCATAAGGTAGTATCTACCCTGCTCCTCCATCCAGTGATATCCAGAAGGGGGAGAGACTGAAACCTTCTTAGAAGAAACCTTCAGCTTTGCGCGTTCTGATTTCTTAGCCGTCTTCATGATTTCATCTTAGGTTTTGGCAAACCCTTAGACTGTCGCTCCTTCTCTTTGGAGATGATGTCCTTCAATGCCTCGTCTCTTCTTCCGGTAAGGAGCCAAGTCATGGCGTATCCTTTCATTACCTTATCAGGGATTGACACATCGGGAAAAGCATCACCCATGTGTTTAGCCATGTCCTTTAGATTAGACTCTTTTGTTATCGGCTTTTTAGTTGGGTCACCATTTATCTTGGCACCCTTTGCGGCTTTCTTTTTGCGCTTGTATAGCATAACGCAAATATAGTCATTTGGTGAGACCCCATTTGTGATTGCTGTATCCAACATGAACCTTGAAGTCAATGGACTTTACGCTCAGTCTTAAGTTATCTTTCTGCTTCTTAATTCTAGCAGGACTCTTGAACGCGAGCTGTATTAGTCTATCTCGGTGTACGTCACTTCCCCAGATGAGACTTTTATCGTTGCCAGAAAGAACCACATCATTTATGCGGTAATCTTTTTTGGTTTTGCCGTCGTGAAGAACAACGTCGCAGAGGTGTATAGGGTCTTTCATAGACCTATAACGCTATTAGCTGTAGGTTATTGTAGTTGGTTTTTGGCCAACAAAACCTTTAGTTCTTGGACTTCTTTGAGCAGTTGCTTCACGTCATCCTTCATTTCCCCGTTATCATTCTCAAGTGCAATCACTCTCCCCTTCAGGTGCGCGTAATCTGAATTGTGTTTAATCCACGTTCCAATTATCGAACCCGCAATGATAATCATCTCAAATTGCGTCAATGTGTCCATGCTACAAAAGTAGTAAAATGAATACTACATTAACTCAAAACCTTCTTTCTGACTTCCTCCTTACTTGCTCTTCTCTATAGAAGGGGTCGAGCTCCGAACCGAAACAAATCTGCCCCCAGTTAGCTAGTACAATTTGAAGGTCGCTAACTGTAAAGAAGCCATCTCCGTTTAGGTCTCCCTCAATCCAATTAAAGTCACCCCAATGGCTGAGCATAAGCATTAAGTCGTTAGTACCTACAACTAAATCGCCGCTGATGTCACCTGCGCAATACGGGTCTCCCGTCGTCATGCCCGGCCTAGTAATCTCAATCATGCTATGCATCCGCTCAATCTGACCTTCAGTAAAGTGTTGCCGGCATGAATCTACATAGTAGTCCATGTGATTGTCCGGTGTGTAGCTGTACAGGGCAGGGGGGCATATTGGGTTCTCGCAACTCCAGTTCAGTTTAGTTGGCGGGGTATCGCAAACAAAGTCTCCTGTCTCCTCGCAATCACCGAGGTTTTGTCCGCAGTTGTCTACGTTCCGAAAGACGTGATGCAAACTTAGGAAGTGACCGACCTCATGGATAAGTGTTTTGTTCTCATCTCTATTATCCAATAGGTGGTCTCCTAGCCTTCCGAATACACTTGTCTTGACCCACACTCCGTCTAGTGTTGTTTGAGGTGTGTACGCTGTCCATGCAAAACCTAGTATGCCTTGACAAAGAGCTGGGAATACATGTACGTTCATTACCGTTTCTCTGTCCCATACGATATCCTCTAAGTAGTCATTCATAGAGTTAAAAGCAAACCCATTGTAAGGAATGCAATTAGTGTTGAGCAACGCATAGGAATCTTCGTACTCATCAAAGTCATGATACTCTATGGCCAATAAATCAAACTCATACATCGCCTCCTCGAACTCCTCATTCAGATGAGCAGCTGCATCGTTAACGATATAGAGCGGTAGATTGCTGTGAGAGATGCTGTCAGTGTAGTAAATGTGAACGACGTAGTTGACCGTCTTCCATTCTGGTTCATCTGGGAAGAACCCCATTGTTCTTACAGCTAAATCCTCTGGCTCACCGAATGTGACACACTGAGAGTTGGCCTTGCTTACAAGCAGGAGGGTTAGCATCCATAGGACAAAGATTGCATGGAACTTATAGCGTGACATGTGGTTGGATTTAGGGTAAAGCATTCCCCCGCACACTATTAGTATTCAACAAGAACGATAGCCATGTTTCCAGAAATGCTGGATGCTGTCGTAGCTATACGTGAGTGCTCTACTAGCACTCTACGTGAAGCGTCCGTTGCTAAGCTTATGCGAAGGTACACGAAAAAATTTAGAAAGTCAAGTGCCTTTATGAGATTGAAAACGATTGCCCGACAAAAGTAGTATTTAAAACCCTCATGCTGATACGCTTTTCAGGTGAAAAAAGCGATGAGTAATGTATGCCCGGGGGATTATACATACACACAGACGCTACGCTGCGCAAACCGAAACGCAATCGCTGACCCCACCCCCTGCAAACGTGTCGGGTTGCCGCCAAACATTCTAGCTTTTTGCTTGCGTGCTCTGCTGGTCTGGTCGATGGCCTGCTCCATCCATGGTCTGAGACGTGAGCTACAGACAACCGATTGGTGGACGAGAACCAAAGACCCAAGGCACAATCACCACCCCTGCATTCGGTTGCTCCTATACGCTACCCACAAATGGGGCATTAACATCTGTTGGCAATTAGCTCATACTAGAACAAGATTGATATCCGTTATACACTCAACAACGCGATAGCTAAATAGATAACATAAACCACATAACACACTGATTATGAACGAGATAACCAACAAAAACAACGGATTGCAAGCGACTATCGAAATGGTTGAGATGCACTTGAAGAGTGCCAGAGTCCTTGCTGAGACTGCATTCGGGATGGCTAAGTTCAGCCTTGAATCCATCGAAAGTGAGTTGCGAACCGCTGAAGCCTTGTGCTTGTGCGACCAGACTAAGCGCAATATCCAAGAGCGTGAGGCAGTAGCCCTAGACGAGCTAGTAGCCGCAAGGAGCACGATGAACGATATCAGGAGAACGCACATCAATCTCAAGTCCAGTATCGGCATGGGAGATTTCTCAGCACTTGCACAATAAGCAGAAACCGAGATACGTTAACACTATAGAAACAGGGGAGGCAATCCAGTCTCCCCACAAATTGAAAGCCATGAGCAAAGCGAAGAAAGACGTCTACCAGCAGGTCACCGACCGCATCATCGAAGGTCTCCAGACCAAGGGTCTCCAGTGGTTCAAGCCTTGGAACGCAGGTGACGGCATGGGTGCTTTGATGCCCATCAATAACACCACGGGGAAAGCCTATCGTGGTCTCAACCAGCTGTTCCTCTGCATCGAGCAGACGGCCAATGGCTACGAGCACAACGAATGGTTGACCTACAAGCAGGCGGCTAAGGCTGGCGGCAATGTGGTTAAGGGTTCTACAGGAACTGAGATTGTGTTCTGGAACATCAGCTACAAGGGTGAGGACGGCAAGTTCTACCGCAAGATTCAGGACATCCCTGTAGGCATGGCGTTCGACAAGCTTTTCAGCCCACGCCTCTGGAACGTGTTCAACATCGCCCAGTGCGAAGGCATCGAGCCACGCCGCAAGCCCATGACTCCGGTCGAGCCAGCGGAGCAGTTCAATCCAATCGGTGAGGCTGAGAAGGTGTACGCAGAGCTGTACCCCACCAAGCACAAGCCCACGTTGGGTCACGGCGGAGCCAGCGCGTTCTACGCTCCAATGCGCCACCACGTCCAGATGCCCAAGCCTGAGACCTTCGTCACCAACGATGACTACTACAAGACTCTGTTTCATGAGTTGGTGCACAGCACTGGTCACGAGGATATCTTGAATCGCCTGAACAAGGTGGCTGCCTTCGGGTCTGAGGACTACAGCAAAGAGGAGCTGGTGGCTGAGATTGGTGCGCAGTTCCTCGTGGGTCTCACAGGCATCAAGCCAAAGGATGACCACGTGAACAGCCAAGCCTACGTCAACAACTGGGTCAAGCAGTTGAAGGACAAGCCGAAGATGGCTCTGTCTGCCGCGAACAAGGCAATGAAGGCTGTGGACTTCATCATGGGGGGAGAGGCGTGAGCCTCCCCTCCGCCCTTCGGGGCGTTAACATTAATTCACAAGTAGCGCACAATAAAACGAATACATCCAGCGTTACTACTATAGAAACGAGAGAAACATGAAAAAATACGACTCAACACCGATTGCCTACGCAAGCTACCCAGAGACTGGAGTAGTCCGAACCGACCGCAAGTTCCGCGCCACCATCCAGTTCTACACTGGTAGTGCATGGGGGAAGGGCACATGGGCATGCTCCAAGACGTTCAACAACGAGAGCCACGTGGACAACTTCATTGCATACATGGAGAGGACTAAGGGCTGGAACGTCGATGAGGTTTGGTATGGAAAGAACCTGACTCCGCTTGAGGACTCTTGGGCGTATCAAGGTGAGGCTGTAAAGACCAAGTTTCACAAGCCTAATGGATGGAAGGCTAGACGCGCCGCCGGACACTAAACAGAAAATAGTATGGGACAGAAAATGATTAAGATAGACACCATGACTTGCGGCAAGCACTTCCTTCCTGCAATCTTCAACGGAGACTTCGAGGGTCTCAACGCAAACGAGGAGTTCCTCCTTGAGCGTGAGGTGGGTTGGTATAACGCGACGGCTGAGGAGGACTACCCAGACTTTGTTAGCATCGAGTTCGAGTGCACGTCAAGTGAGCGATACATCTGTGGATGTGACCTGACAGGACTATTCGGCGAATGCGTGGAGGTAAAGGTCTTCGTGACCTTAGACGAGAACTACGTGAAGGATTAACATCCGTTAACATACTGCGCACAATAACAGCAAACTTGCCGCGTTATTACTACAGAAGACATCATTAAAAACAATTCAATATGAGAGTTACCAAGAAAAACGACATTGCCTTCACGCCTGATTCCAAGTCAGCCATCATCGCACTTGTAAGACTACGCAAAGATTCGTTTGCAAACATCTACAAGATTGAGCGAGCAATCCGAGACGAGTACATCAAGCTTACAGCTAACAGCTTCGGCCTCATCCCAGCAGATTACTATCAGCTCCAAAAACCGGAGAACGCCAAGGCTATGGCAAAGGCTAGGTTGTCTGTAATTAGTGGGGATGATGTGGCTATATGCAAGCGGTTCGTTGAAGTCGTACCAAACAAGTCTGACTACACGATATCGCTATGTGAGGAAGGTGAGGCTGTATTGGAGGAGGCGAACGGCAATGGGTCAAGCCATTCATCATACAGCAGTCGTGTTAGTGAGTACGACATAAACCGAGTTTTAGAATTTGTCTTAGGCAAAAAGAGCATTGACAACCAAGAGCTACTAGACCACAACGAAGACGTTAAAAGGTCTATCAAGAGAGGCAAATATCTCAAGGCAGTACGCAAGGGTAATCCGCTACGCGCTGGACTTGAAGATGGGCGGGTGTGCTACGAGTTCACCGATGCTGTGTTCGATGACCACATTGACATGTTTACTCGTGTACTCTTCATTGGTCACCAACTACGTGTCGTAAAAGATACTGACTCCCCTGTGTATGTCGTAGAAAAACTGACTACCAATTCAGTCAATCCATGGAGGATAGTGGCGTTCGAGGACAAGCTGTACGACGTTATCGTGGGGCTGTCTTATAAGCTACACGACCGAGAACTGCGGGCAGTAGAGTCAGCGATTCGACAATGCGAGCGAGGTATGCCATTGATTCAAGACCTGTTCACACAGGACGAGATTCGACAGCTGGCCGATGCCCAGTGCGTGGAACTGCCAGAGCAGACTACGTTCTCTGTAGTGAAAGTTGGCTCAGAGTCTTTCGGGTGCGTTGAGTGCTCTAAGGTCAAGCCAGAGGCGAACGTGATTGCATCTGGACTCAAGTATGAGGATGCTGATAAGTTGCGAGGGCTATCAGACAGAGATGCTACAGCAAAGCGACGAGTGGAGAACAAAGTCAATCGCATCAACAACATGAGAGAACAGCTCGTTCAAGAAAGGGCTGAGTTGGTTAAGCTGGAGGAGGAGCAAGAGCAGGCTGAAAGCAACTTGACTAATCACCAGAACCAAATACATGCGGCATGATGTTCGATAACGCACACAACCCATTCATCGAGCTTAACCTATCGAAGGAAGAGCTGGTGGAAGCATACAACTTCTTCCAAGGAGTTGACCTAGAATCCCAGATGCTAGTAGCTGATGCACTTGATGCTAAGTACAGCTTGATGGAGTTAATTAACATCCGTTAACAAACGACGGACAATATCTCAGAACAAGGTGCGTTCTAACTATAGAAACACCACAAAAACAATTCACCATGAGTAAAATCATTAAGACAACAGAAGACGGATGGGACTGCGCTCCCGCCATCATGGAGGTATCCGAGCTACTACCACATGCTCGTGAGATGCACTACGAGATTCAGTGTTGCACGCGAAGCATGAGCGCAAAGGAAATGCTCAGTGACCTCAAGGATTTTGTCACCGAACTGCATGACAGGATAGATGGCGCAATCGAAGAGTACACGGGAGTTGAATTTGAAACCATTGAGGAAGATGATGAAGAGTAAAGCCGCAATCCCAGAGAGAGGTCAGTTGACCGACATGATTATCAGCTTCGAGGAGCGACAATCTACAGTTGAAGAAGTATTGGAGTTGTTCTCCGTGCTCATCCAAACTGGCATGGCTTGGTCACTTCAAGGTAGCTATGGTCGTACTGCTCGTCACCTCATCGACCAAGGAAGTTTATCCGAGGATGGCACAATAACTCACGAGTTTCTGCCGTTCTAACTATAGAAACCAAAAAACAATTCAATATGAGTATGTTCGATAAAACCCCACGTCACTTCAGCGTGACACAAAACAAGGCCACCGAAGCCGGAGTCATGAAGATTCAAATCGGAAAGCTTGAGCTGTCAATCACAACGCTCAACGGAATCAATGAAGCTGTAGTGTTCTCAGAGAGCGGAGACCAAGTTTCTGAGACCAAGTTCACAGACTTCAACGATGTCATATCGTTATTCTGGAAGCTAGAATCACTGGACATTTAAGTTAACCCCCCAAAAACAATTCACCATGGGATTAGATATGTACCTGACTCGGAATCACTATGTGAGGAACTGGAGTCACCGACCAGACAGAGACTACAAGGTCTCTGCTAAGATGAACAACAAGAGCGTACCCTTCCTCGGAAGCGTGGGCGAAGTGACCAGCATCCGCGAGGAGGTGCTGTGCTGGAGAAAGGCCAACGCCATCCATAAGTGGTTCGTTGATAACGTACAGGACGGAGATGATGACTGCGGGAAGTACTACGTAGGTATCGAGCAACTACAAGAGTTGCGACACGCATGCCTTGCCGTCATCGCATCGCCAGAGCGAGCCGAGGAACTACTTCCCACACAAGGTGGGATGTTCTACGGGAGCACAGAGTTTGATGAGTACTACTTAGAAGACTTGCGCATGACCGCAAAGGTTATAGAGAAGCTTGTGCAACAGCAAATCCAAGCCAAGGATATGAAGCACTCGATGGACTTCGAGTACAGCTCATCTTGGTAATTAACATCCGTTAACAAACGGAGTGCAATAACCCAGATACTCTGGCGTTATAGATATAGAAACCTAAAAACATTTCATCATGAGTAAAGTAAATAGTAATATCGAGTGGACAGACGAGGCAATGATGGCCTTCTGTCAAGTGTACGCAGGCAACACCAACTCATCGAGAGTGCCAATGCAAGTCAGCTACAAGAAGTATCACAAGCTGAAGATTAATGAGAAGCTGGAGGCATTCAAGCAAGACTGGTCAGAGTACCAGCGTAGGCTCAAGTTTCCCTTCAGCGAGGGAGATGAGTACTGGGTTTATGGTGATGATGGAGTTCTGCGCTACAGCGTATGGGACGATGTGTCCGAGGAAGACCACATGGAAGAACCCGACCGCAAGTACTTCACCTACGAGCAAGGCATGGATATGGCTCGTCGCAACGGAATCCTGAGCGACTATCACCGGTTGACTGGTATTCTTAAAGCACCAACACCATGAGTTACGAATCATTCCGCAACAGAGAGACGTGGTTGGTCAACGTCTGGGGTTTTGTTGATGGTCTAGCAGAGACCTACATCGACACCGAGAATCCGAAAGACCTAACGGGAGCAAGTCCCCAGTGGTGTAGAGATTGCTTCGATATGATGGTCGAGGATACCTACAGCAAACTACCTAACGGAATCCTCAAGGACTTCGTTGATGGATGCCTTCAGACAATAGATTGGCACGAGCTGTCAATTACGGTGAAGGACACAATAAAAGAGCAACGCGAAACGTTGTAGATGTATAAACCATAACCCCTTTTACAATGAGTAAGACAACAGAAGATATGAGCCGTGTGGAGATGTTGACAATGCACTTCGACCTTCACGATAGTAAGACAGTGTGCCGGATGTTCCTTGATGCTTGCCGCAGGTACGACCAAGGCAGGATAGACCAGAGTCAGATGGTGCAGGCATGCATGCTGGCCGCAGACGAAGCAGAAAACCTTGGGTTGCGAGACCCTTTAAAAGAATGGGACTCATGAATGAAGCAATCAACATGTGGAAAAAAATGTGCGGTAATCTGTTGAAAATGTCACGGAAAACATCGAACTTTGCAAAAGCGGTTCACGTCGAGAGGGAAGCTTACAACAACTTGATACGACAACAGAGTGTACTACTTGATGAATACGAAGATTTAGTTAAAGCCTATGATGAGAGCAATCAAGATGCTAATAGCATCACCCCTACTCCTCCTGTCAATCCTACTACACCCAGTAGTGATACTACAAGGATGGATAATGAAAGAAGTTGAATCCTTTATTAAATAGAATATGTCACAACACAAATTCAAGACCACGAACATCCGTGGCAAACAATACGTCGAAGTAAACGAGCGTATCAAATTCTTCCGACAGGAAGACCAGTACAAGAACTGGACAATCTCAACCGACTGCTCCTTGTCTGATGATGGGACGGAGGTTTTATGTAAGACCATCGTAGCAGACACTGAACAACGTGTCATTGCCACAGGAACTGCTCACGAAGAGAAATCCTCAAGCAACATCAACAAGACATCCTTTGTTGAGAACTGTGAGACCTCAGCCATTGGTCGTGCACTTGCGGTGATGGGCATTGGAATAGATGCCAGCATTGCCTCGGCTAATGAGGTCAAAGAGGCTATCGCAAAACAGGACAAGCCGGAAGATGTTGAGCAGGACTACCAAAAGGCGGTGACCTACCTCAAGAACGCTAAAGACCGGAAGGACGCTTGGGGTAAGATTGAAAAGCAATCCAAGACCAAGTTCAGTAAGGCTCAGTACAGCAAACTAGTGGAATACTCCGAAGCCTAATGCTGTCAGTTCAATTAGCAGAAGCCGTAGGTAAGGGTCACTTATCATACAGCTCAGTGAAGTACGCACTGCAAGACATGCGCTTGTGGGAGATGTACATGAGGGGACAGCTCTTCAAGGAGAGCGAAGCCCTAACGTTTGGAAGTATGTACGACTGCCTTCTGTTTACACCAGAGGATTTCGATAAACAATTCTTAGTGCTTAATGACAGCGCAAAGTGTGAAGAGATTGGTGGTCGTGCACCACGCATGACTAACAAGTACAAGGCTTGGGTTAAGGACTTCCAAGAGGAGGCCGAAGAGAAGAAAGTCAAGCTGATTGGTCAGGACGATTTCAAGAAGGCTCAAGAAATGATTGAGAGATTGAAGGTGACTGGTGTCATGGAGGAGTACCTCATCGGTGATTACCAACACGAGTTCAATAAAGAAATCTCAGGCGTTCCTGTACGTGGATTCTTGGACTGCTTGAACAAGGACTACATCAGCGACCACAAGACTACTCGTAGCCTATCGGCATTCCGTTACGCAGTACGGGACTACGGGTACGACATCCAAGCCTACATCTACTGTAGTGTGCTTGGTCTGGATAAGTTCTACTGGGTGGCGCAAGAGAAGGCGTATCCCTACGTCATCGGTGTGTACCAAGCCAGTGACGAAACCATTGAGAATGGCAAGGTGAAGTTTGACAAAGCAGTAGAAAGAATTACTCGATACTTGGACAACAACCTTGAGACAGAGACGTTCTACATCAAAGGATTAATCTAATGAAGGCACAAGAGTTAATCAACCGAGCAAACCTGCACTTTGGTATCGACGTTACCAAGTGTAAGGACTTTGGCAAGGACGGTTTCACCGACCGATGCTTTACAGCATACTATGCCATCACTGAATTGAAGATGCCCTACAAGGAACTGGCTGATGCCATGGACGAGCAGGACAGAACTAAGCTACGCCTAATGTGGCTGTACGCTGAAGGACTTATGGGAGTTGTACAATCCCGCAACCGGTACAAGCAGTTTACATTAACCTTTTAATTTTTTAGACATGGCTGATAACAGCAACGTGTATGTGGGATACACTGAATCCCCACGAGTAAACCAGCGAGTATCATTTACGCTGGAGGAGTTGGACAACTTGAAGCAGTACGCAACTGCAAAGGGTAGAGTTTACATTGATGTAGTCTCTGTACCAGACCGAGAAGACAATCGAAAGATGAAAGCCTTCTGCTCTGTGTATGACCCTAATAGTCAAGGTGAACAGCAACGCAAGGTAGATAAGCAAAGCACTTCTGAAGTGCCATTCTAATTAGTGGTCAAGACCATCGTGACCGCAAGGGGGGAGTCAGTTTCGTGAATTGTTCTGGCTCCCCTCGCTATGCTCTCGTAGCTCAACTGGATAGAGCATCACCCTTCTAAGGTGAATGTTGCAGGTTCGAGTCCTGCCGGGAGTACAAAATTTTATTTCAATGGACATCTTCAGACAAACATACCAAGCCTACATCGAGGCTATCGGTGCAGAACCAAACAACTCAAGAACACGACAGCAGGTAGAGATAAGGGCAGCTTTTGCCAATGCTACATCAGCCTTCTTTCACCACAGCGTGTGTTCAAACCTGTTCAATAAAGACAGGACAACTATCTATCATTACAAGCAGAGTCATGAGATGTATTTTGTCTCAAGCCCTGAATACAGAACGTACTTCGAAACAGCCTCTCGAATCGTGCTGGAAAAGCTAGACTCCTTTAAGAAGGAGGACTTAAATTTAGAGGCTCAAAACTTTCTTTCTCCTCATGAGCAAATTGATACAATCAAAGGCATCATCGAAACTCTCGAAGCCTTCAAAGACCGAATCCAAATCAGACTTAGACGCTATAAACCCAGAACACTACAAGAAGGGGGGCAAGCAAGTGTGGCAGATGATGATAGATATCTGGGGCAAAGACTCATACATCGCGTTCTGCGAGATGAACGCCTTCAAGTACCGCATGCGGGCAGGGAACAAGCCGGGGAACAGCACGGAACAGGACATGGAGAAAGCGAAGTGGTACGAGAACCAGATACAACAGCTGCGCGATGAACAATCAAAAGGTAACCATCTATCCGACAATCTATCGCACACAGGAGGCAGTAATAACATCGTTAGATACAGTTCTAACGAGGATTAAGGAAGGCAAGAGCCAACCAAAGGTTGAGCTAATAAGGGAAGGTGATAAGTCTATTAAGCAAGAACTACCTGCGGTATGTTTTAGCGGAGTCTTTGAGAAGAACAAGCGAAGCGATGACAGCTTAAAGTTTCACAGTGGCTTGGTAGTCCTAGACTTTGACCATGTTGACGTAACAAGAACTAAGTCTGCCTTAGCTGGAGACAAGTACATCATGTCGTGCTGGGCATCACCCAGTGGTGAGGGAGTTAAGGGTCTAGTAGAGATAACAAACACGGAGAGACATCGTGACCACTACCGCTCACTGATTAAATACTTCGATGAGCAGTACGGCCTTGAGTTAGACAGCACCGGAGAGAATGAAAGCCGAGCGTGCTTTGAGTCATACGACCCAGACATCGTTGTCAAGGCTGAGTACGAGAGGTATGGTGGCATGATGTCGGAGCATTCTCAGAATCAGGTTGTTAAAGACTTGTCTGGGAGGACTGACTTCAATAAGATAAACATAGCAGCAGCTATGATACGCAAGGCGGAGGAAGGAGAGAAGCACAACGTTCTTGTCAAAGCCTCTAGTTTGATGGGTGGGTACATTGCCAGTGGTATTGTTGAAGAAGATGTTGCTCGTTGGATACTCGAAAGAGAGATTCAGAAGCGGGACATTGACAATTTGGAAGGGGCTTTGTTAACCATCAGCGACGGTATAGCGAACGGAAAGAAGCTACCGATTAGCGAGGTCATTAACAGCGAGGAGAAGATTAAGAGGGACATGAAGCTGAACGATGGGGACATGTCCTTTATCAGCAGTGACGACATCGACTACGATTGGATTGAGCAGTATGTGGACGGTAAGATACCCTTGGGTCTTAGCACAGGCAATCAGTTCATGGATGAGAGCTTCGTATTCAAGAAGGAGTTTGTCATGATTAATGGACACAGCAACATAGGAAAGACAACCTTTGCTTTGTGGATGATGGTGGCAAGTTCAATGCATCACAACTGGAGGTGGGTAATCTACAGCTCAGAGAATCGTTCTGCTGCTGTGAAGATGAAGCTGGTTCAGTTTGCGCTCAATAAGAAAATTGGTAGCACCACACACATCGAACGTAAGAAGGCTAGGGACTGGGTTGAGAAGCACTTCGTTGTTATTGACAACAGCAAGACCTACAGTTACATGGACATCATCTTGTTTTGTGAAAAGGTGCACAGACAGAATCCGATTGACGGGTTGTTTGTTGACCCATACAACAGCCTTAAGATTGAGATGAGTGCTAACCGTGGGGTCGGCCCTCACGAGTATCACTATGAGGCAGCGTCAGAGTTTCTGACATTC